TCTGATGATTACTCAAGAATGATAAGGTCAGAAAGAACTAATGAAGAGGTCAAAACTTATCAAATTGTTGATATTCTGTCGACAACTCAAACCAAACTGTCGAGAATGGTGGGAATACAAAGAAACGTGACGAAGAGCACCTTCTCGGAGTATTACTCTGAGTTCAACTCAATGTACATGACTCTCAGTGGAGTTTTTGAACCTGAAATTAAATCAACTTTATCTTACATAGATTATTCCATGGATCTTGATCCAGCTGACAGCTCTCTTCATGCCATGAACACGGCCAAGCAATATGTTAAAACTGGAGGTTCCGTGGTGGTGGGCACGCAGGTCTGGCTCGTCTTGAACATGATGGCTCTAGAAATGAACAACTGCTGGACCCTACACTCAAGGCTCAAGGACAAAACATACAAGATACCTCCAGAGTTTGGAGGGCTGATAAGGCCTAACCTAGTCTTGAGCTTGAGTTTGCCACAACCTTCATCTTTGACAGAGAATTACTCAACTGATGATGACCCAGACTGCTTGAGAAAGACCATGTCTACGTTGTTTTCCCTGGGAAAGTTGAGTGGTGACATGACTGATGCGGGAGAGCTAACAGTGAACAAGCTGAAGAAACAAGTCAGGGATCAAAAATCTCAGGATGAGAGCTTCTCCAAATACCCCAAATTTCTAAGATCAGCGATAATGAACTGTTGTGGGAGGTTGTCAAGACAGAAGCGCCAGATTAGAGATTTCATGTCCCTTGTGCCTCAGGAAGCATTTACTCCTCTGTGCTTTCGTGGGTTTAGTAGGTCGATGTTGACTGAGATAGTTTCAAGTCTGTCAAGGGAGATGACCATTCAGGTCATGAATGAGCCATGCAAGAGGTTGAGCCAGGCTCTTGTGTCTTATCGCAAGCCCCATTTAAAAATTAATTCATCAATGTTTGATGGCATTGGCATAGTAGAAGGTAGAATTTACAGTAGGGAGCAGTTTGATGACACAATTCTAAAGACGTCACTGTGGGAGATCGAGCCCAAATCGAAATTGGTGATAGACGATTATCCGTTGAACACTGACAGGCTGACAGTCCTTAGGGGTTCAGTTCTAACCACTATGAAGACAAGCATCTGCTCAAAGTTGATTGTTAACCTCAGGTTTCAAGAGCCAAGGCTACTGTCAATTACTTCAGCTCAACAAGACGACTTGGTGAAAAAATTGGATGAGTTAAGGGAAGATTACTTACCACAATCACTCGGGGGTGTGATGAATACCAACATAATAGATTACTTAGGTTTCATCTCATCACTTTCAACCAAGTTGACGAATTATTCCAATTTGGAGTCGAAGGCACTGATAACCGGAAGGAATGATGATTTGCCTTACGGGCTTCAGTTCTGTGAGAGCTCATTCTTTTCGAACTTATCTTTGGTTTTGTCAGGTTCAACCATGATGAGTGAGCCCCCACTCAGGTTAGAGAAGGATGTGTTTGACAAAATGGCAAGTGAATTCGAGAGGGATGAGAC